AGCGTCAGAGGGTGTAAGGTAGTGGCGACGGCGGGGCACCACAGAGAGGGCATTAGAGGGTATATACATACCCTTGAGATCAGCAAACGATGTATACTTAGTCCGAGCCATGCTCTTCACTCCATGTAAGGTTAGCCATATCGGCTAAAGGGTGGGGTGTATATCTAACCAACCTCGAACCGAGCCGCAAGTATACCACCCCGGCGGCGACCTGTCAAGTCTGGCGGCAAGCCGTTGATTTTGTTCGATTTTTCCGCCACCTTTACACAATATACTTTATGGAACTTTACCCTAACTATATCTTTTATAACTTGACATACTATACACAGAGCGTGGGAGTAAGCCACTGTATTTTGGGGATATTTTTCCGGTGAGGTGAAAGATATAATATATTTCGGAAAAATAATGTTCTCACCAAGAGGTGTTTTTTATAGGCACGTTTGGTTAACTTTACGTATATACGATTCCGGATAGGCCCACATGAACACATTAATTCAAAAAACCTATATTATTTATATTAATTAGATCTTTTTAGACCAACTATCCTGTGGCTAACCCCTTGATTCCACACGGAAAACTCTCTGGCTATACTGTCAAGTGTGTAAAGTGTATAGTAAACCCAGTATTAGACCGACTTACCTAACACTATATTATTTCGACACTATACCATGTATAGTACCAACTATAACCTCCTGATATATAAGGATTAATATACTGCAATCGTGTATAGGTATACACCTATATCCCCCGTAATGGCACTAATACGCGCGTGATGGGCGCTGTAGTGTGCTATAAACCCCCGACGTATGGGAGGCCGGAGGCCGACAGAAGAGCGGCTGCGCAGCAGACGTAAAGAAACCCCGCCAGCCGAAGCCAGCGGGGGTAAAGTTTACGGATCGGGAAATTCTTCTTCAACGATGTCAAATTCGTCCGGGTCCATCCCGGTCTCGTCGATGAAGGCTTCCGCTGCCGCTTTGGTTTCGCGCTGAACGGCGAATTGGTGCCGACCGTCACACCAATAAACAGTGAATGGCATGATTGTTCTCCTGAAAGGTTGGGAGGCTGGCGAACCAGCCTCCCAGTTTGTTGGATCAGAGGGAGAACCCTGCCTTGGCAGCCTTAGAGGCAGCTTCTGGCTTGTCCTCGACGACCGCGATTGCCAGCTTTCCGAAACGATATCCGAAAGCGAAGCTCTCGCTTGCGCCGACCTTTTTACCCTTGCGAGCGGCAGCAATAAATGCCGCTTCAAAGGCCCGCCTTGTATTCTGCGCTTCATCAGCAGCCTTGCGATGGGCTGCAAATTTGCGCTGAATGTCAGCGGGGAGTGCCTCTACGTCAACCGAGAGCCACACGAGGTCCGTCTTGTTTGCACGCTTCATGGTATTTACTCCACGTGCCCCAACGATGTCAAAGAACCGGGACTGGGGCTTAGGGTCCCGTTCCCGCCGCAGCGTCCTCCGCTTTGGCCTCATTCTTATGGCATAGTCGGTTGGATATGTAAAGTTTGGGGTGAAACCGAGGCATTGTGCGGGGCGTGCGGTGCGCAGCGCGGGCGCGCAGGCAGGCCGACCGGGGGGCACATGGACTGCGCAAGCACACGCCCCCCGTAGTGTAGTAAACCGCTCAATGCGAGACCCCAAAAACCAACGTGTAAAGTTTCCAAAAATTTTCCCCGCCCAAAACCAAGCGTGTAAAGTTAGCTACCCCCTTGCGCGCCGCACAGAAAACCATTACCCTCCCAGCATGGACAGCCTCCCCCTTCACCTGACCAAGTGGACCGACCGTCTCACGTTCGATATCGCCCTGTGCCTCGAAGGTTCGGGTGAGACCCTCGACGAGATCAAGGACCGGCACCGGATCGACGCCAGCGACCTGTTGGTTTTCAACCAAGACAAGGTCTTCCTCAAACGCGTAGAGATGTACCGCGAAGAGGTGCGCGAGAAGGGACTGACGTTCCGACTCAAAGCTCGGGCGCAGGCGGAAGAACTCCTGACAACAAGTTACATGTTGATCCACGACCCGGCAGTGTCCCCCGCCGTCAAGGCCGACCTGATCAAAAGCACGGTGAAGTGGGCCGGTCTGGAACCGAAGAACACTGACGACAACTCCGTTGCCGGTGGCGGGGTGAAGATCATGATCAACCTTGGGTCAACGCCGTCCGATATGAAAGTCATTGACGCGACCGCCCGTGTGATCGAAGATGACACCAGTGGAGATGACGATGATTGAGGAGCACAACGGCTACAAGTGCTACCGGGTTCGGACATCGCAGGCCGTCAAGCTTCTTGAGGACAAGTTGACCGAGGCAGGTCAGTCGTTCAGGACCAAGATCAACACCACCAAGAAGCGGGGTCGGGAGTTCATGGTACTCCTGCTGGACGCGTGATATGGCAGTCACGATAAACTACACGCCGCCGCCCACTGGCAAGAAGTTCATGGAGAGCAACGCCAAGATGCGTTCGCTCATGGGACCGGTCGGGTCTGGCAAGTCTGTGACTTGCTGCTTCGAGATCGTGCGACGGGCGTCGATGCAGGAACCCAACGAGCAGGGCATCCGCCGCACGCGGGCGGCTGTGGTCCGCGAGACAGCGCGGCAGCTTGAGGATACCACGATCAAGACGTTCCTCGACTGGTTCCCCGATGGGGTCTGCGGTACGTTCATGCGAACGACCAAGACCTACTACCTGAAGCTGGGTGACGTAGAGTGTGAGATCATGTTCCGCGCGCTCGACGATGCGGACGACGTGGCTAACCTCAACTCGCTGGAATTGACGTTTGCGTGGTTCAACGAGTGCCGGGACATTCACCCGGACATTGTCGATGCAATGTCTAAACGTATCGGGAGGTTCCCGTCGAAGAAGGACGGGGGGCCGACTTGGCACGGCATGTGGGCGGATACCAACCCTCCTACCATGGAGACTTGGTGGTACTACCAGATGGAGCAGCTGGACCCTAAGGACGGCGTTTCCGCTAACAATAACAAGTGGGAGGTGTTCAAGCAGCCGTCGGGGCGCTCACCCTTGGCGGAGAACGCGGATAACCTGCCTGAGGGGTACTACGACACGACCGGGCGGTCGGAGGAGTACGTCAGGGTTTACATCGACGGAGACTATGGACTTAGCTCTGCGGGCAAGCCGGTCTACAAATACTTCCGGCCAGACTATCACATGGCCAAAACCAACCTGCGCCACATTTACAACGGCGTAAGGCCGCTTGTGGTGGGGATGGACCTTGGCCTGACGCCTGCGGCTGTGCTGGGACAGCTTGACCCTAGGGGGCGGGCGCTGATCTTGGCGGAAGCGGTGAGCTTCGACATGGGCGTACAGCGGTTCATGCGGTCGGTGCTCAAGCCCCTGATCTACGAACGGTTCCCCGGCATGTCGGTGCTTATCGTGACTGACCCGTCCGGCGTGCAGCGGGCGCAGACGGATGAGCGCAGTGCTGTAGACATCATCAAGGCAGAAGGGTTCAAGGTCATACCGGCCAAGACCAACAATGTCTCCGCCCGCATCAACGCGGTCGATGACTACCTGATGCGGCAGGTTGACGGAGAGTCGGCGTTCTTGGTGGATCCGAGATGCACACAGCTTAAAGCCGCCATGATGGGTGGGTACCGGTACCACCACAAGAACGAGAGCATCGACAAGAACAAGCATTCACACATCGCCGAAGCGCTGCAATACTTCATGTTGCATGTTGTGTCGGCAGCTGGCGGGGGCGTGCCCAACGCACGGGAGATCAAGAAAGTTTCTCCGGAGGGCTGGACATAGGGGCGGCGCGGCTGTAGACGGGGGGTGTCTGGCGGGAGTTCGTCCCCCCCTACTCTCGCTGGACGGGTCTGTGTGTCCCTGTCCCCCCGCCCTGCGGCCCACGCGGCGGGGGGATTTTTTTCACTTGATAGCTGACAACAAACATGTACTATGCGCAAAGCGCATAGACAGGGTGTGACATGGCCGTTAAAACTCCGACGCTTGAACGAACCGGTGGTGCCTACGATCCCGTGCCTATTGTTACGTGGCGGGGAGTTACTTCAGCCGATACCTTTGAGCACTATCTTGTCCGGGGCCAATATGGCTTTGCCGGTTCGCTGCAGATCAGCGGCACGTTTGGCGGGGCCACGGTTTCGCTTACGAGTAGTAACGACGGGACTAACTTCTTCCCAGCCGAAGACCCTACCGGCGCTTTGATCACCACCACCGTAGGCGCGATCTTTGAGATTTCGCTTTCTTCAGCGTACATCAAACCCAATATCGTTGGCGGGTCTGGGTATACGCTGGATTTCATCCTTGTTCTGCGGGGCTAACAGCTATGACGCAACGGATCTTCAGGCGGGGCCGGGTAACGCGGGGCGGGGACAACGATGCGCTGGGCGATGTGCTTGCCGCCTTCGCTGCCTTGGGTAACGCTGATCGCGCTAAGGAGGTGGTAGCCAAGCTCCAGAAGGAGCAGAGCGAGCTAACCGAAGCGGCTGAGAACATGCGCGAAGAGGCCGAACGCCTCGACGCCGTGCGCTTGGAGGCGAATACCAAACTGGAAGAAGTCAATAAAGCACTGACTAAGCTGGCTGAAAAAGACGAGGAGGTGAAGGCTAAAGAGGCTTCGCTTCGCGCGTCCGTGATCAAGATGGCTACCCAGAAAGAGAAGCTTGAAGAAGAGCAGGTAAACCACAAAACTGCGAAGGCTCACCTCGACGCTAGGCTGGCGGACGTGATGTCTCGCGAGCAGCAGATCCTCAAGATGGTCAAAGACATGAAGACGCAGGAAGAAGAACTGGCGCTCGCCAAGAAGGCGTTTGAAGCCGACATGAAAACGATTGCTGCCGCCAAAGACGAACTGAACAAAAAAGAAGAATCGATGGCTAAGCTGGAGACTCGGCTTAGTCAGCTGCGCTCTCTTCTCAACACGTAGCGGGAGATCAGGTAATGGTGCTTCAGGTTTCTACACTGGTGCGTAACGCGATGCTCGATGTGATCGAGGCCGTCGGGAGCGGTCTGACGGTCACCTCCACCGCCATGACTGGCACCCCAGCTGCGCCGACGCTGTTGATCTTTTCGGGCACGAAACCCGCAGCCACAACTGACGCTGACGCCAACGCGTCGCCGCTCGCCATACTGTCATCGCTGACGTCCAACTTCATGGGCGATGCGGCGTCGGGATCCAAGCCTCTTGCGGGCACATGGCAGGAAACAAACGCAGACAACACCGGAACGGCGTCACACTTTCGCATGAAGACGAGCGGGGGCACGGTGTTCTTGCAAGGCACCTGCGGTCCATCAGTATCCCTGACGACTAACGGAACGACAGCAATCGGCAGTAATACGCTAAACTTCGCGGCGACCGTTCCGGCGACCATAGTCGCTGGGATGAACATCACCGGCACCAACGTGCCACCTGCCACCACGGTTATTTCGACGACGTCGGTTACGGTAGTTATGTCAAACGCTGTAGTGGGGACTGCGGTAGCCACCAGCACGCCTTGCCTGTTTGCCTATGACCTCACGATTGACAGCGCTACGATCACGGCAGGACAACAGGTCACCGTGACGGCGTTCACGCTTGCGGCGCAGAACGGCTAACATGCCCGCCTTCCCCGCAGAAACGCCGCCCGACGGATTGAACGTTGATATTGTACTGTTGGGCGGGGCGACGTTCGTTGCGTACTGGTACACAGACCAATGGTGGACGGGTGTAAACAATAACCCGTTTGACATTCCGGTTGACAACGGTCACGTCGTTTCGTGGGAGCTGATCGCCTAGGGAGGACGTTATGGCGATCACGTTCGTCGCAGCTGGCGCGGTCAACAGTGGAAACGGCTCAGCTGCCATAACGCCCGCAAACCCAGCGGGTATTGTAGACGGCGATCTGATATTTCTTATCGCCGAGATCCAAGCTACCACGACGATTACTCCTACGCCAACGGGGTGGACGTCTCTATTAGGCACGCCGAACGTTTCACCGCTGAGCCTAACGGGCACGCGGTTATATGTGTGGTATCGTATCAGGTCGGGCGCATATACCGCGCCTTCGCTGCAGCCGTCGGCCACAGACCATATCGTCGCTGTTCAAGTAGCCTATCGCGGCGTCGATCCGAGTAACCCGTTCGACGTAACTTCGGCGAGCACGAATGGAACAAGCGCGACCGTATCGTTTGCTCCGGTCACGACAGCTTCTACGAATACTAGGATCGTGCTGGTAGCGGGCCGGGACGAGGACCGAGGCAGTACTAACGCAATTACTACGGTCCCCACTGGCTACACAGAGCGTGTTGATACTAACGTAGCAACTAACCTTGGCGGCGGCATTTTTGTCGCGGACTTTGCGCGCGCCTCGGCTGGTGCATATGCGCCGCCGTCTGCGACGGCAACGAACTCCAGTGCGTACGTGGCATTTACTATTGCCCTGCGCCCGAT